GTGGTATCCAATGATTTAACTATCTCACAAATGATTTTGTATGGATCTGCGTTGGACCCTGGTCTACGATCCTCTAAATAACCTTTCCATTCTTTAGCAGTGTCCTGAGGAACACGAATTGACGCTCCACGATCAGATACACCCCAACTAAACTTATCGATTGATTGAGTTTCGTATTGACCAGTTAAACGAAGGTTATTGTTAGATCCATATGCTTTGATGTGATCATCATGTCTAGCCTCAAATGCGTTAAATAAAGCCATAAAATATTCTTCATTTCCTTCATTTCTCATTTTATCAGTTGAAAAATTCGTGTGAAGTCCTGATCCATTCCACTCTCCGTGTGTTAATGGTTTTGGGTGAAGTTCGATATGGTATCCGTATTTTTCTGCAATTTTAAGTAAGAAGTATCTTGTCATCCAAAGATCATCTCCACCTTTGTGTTTTCCTTGAGAGAAAACTTGATACTCCCACTGACCAAGTGCAACCTCCGCGTTTATACCGGTAATATCAATTCCATAATTCAAACACATGTTTAAATGTTCATCAACAAATGAACGACCTACCACGTTATGTCCAACACCACAATAATATTCACCCTGTCCTTTTAAAATATTTCTTTTGTGTCCCAATATGTTTCCATTAATTTCTTCACGAATGAAATATTCTTGTTCGAACCCAAACCAAAGATCTTCATATCCTTGACTAATTTGTGATCTTTTGTTTGATTCGTGTGGAGTTCCATCAGGATTTAATACCTCACATAAAACATAAATAGTGGAAGTAACATCTGAAATATAATGTCTTATAGGTTTTAATAATCTATCTGAGTTACCTGTTTCAGCTTGGAGAGTCGATGATCCGTCAAAATTCCATATGGGGAATTTTCCATCCAAAAATGCATTTTTAACTTTTTCGTACTCAACTATTTTTACTTTGCTTCTCAAATTTGGTTCAGGTTTGTATCCATCCAACCAAACGTATTCCAATTTAACTTTCATTTTTAATCAATATTTAAATTATTATCTTGATAGTGAGTAAATACGAACTCATCAAGTGTCATTTCTCTTAAAGTGTTATTATTTATATCTTCCACCAAATAATTGTAATCAGGTTCTTTAAGTGTTTTTACAAATTTTAAATAATTTTCATACTCAATTTCAATGTTTTCATCACTTGATAATATGATATTTGTGGGTGATGGAAAAATCATATTTAACCCCACGCCTAAATTTACTTCTATAGTTGTTTCTTTTTTCATTTTGTTTTATTTATAAAATCTATAATATCTTTTTCATTAGGATTATTTTGAAATTCTTGATAAACTTTCTTTGAGAATTCGTCAGTACAAATTATAGCATCAGCATCAAGATAGATCATAATGTGGTGTAAGTTTTTTAATATATTCTCTTTTTTTAGAAACCTTTTGTTGAATCCCATTTTCTAATCTTCTTTTTTTTCTACCAACCTTTGAAACTCAGTGTTTAATTTATTGTGGTTGATGAAAGAAATTAATCTTCTCTTAAATAAAGGTAATAGTGTTTCTTCTATTGGAAAATCTCCTTTACTGTCCATTTGAAATACTGGTAATGTTCTTTTATCTTCCCAATTAGAAAAGTTAGAAATTATTTTGGCTAATGTCAAATTTTTTACATCATCGTTGTAAATCAACGTAACGTTTGTTTTAAATTCAGGCGATTTTTTAGATGCGGGTTTTATTTCATATTCCCATACAAAAATTTTGTTGTCAGATTTTTTGGTGAAATAAAAATACCCTTTTGATGAATTTGTGTTTTTTTTATTTTTTTTGAGGACCAAATCCACTGAGTCATAAACTGCAGTCCAAACTGATTTAGCAATATTAAAATACTCAAAAACTCTGGGGGTGGAATAAGTTAATATAGATAAGAATTCTTTGTATTCTTGTTCTGACATTTGTGGTATTTCTCTTAATTTAAGATCTCTTACCAATAATTCATCGTCAATTGAATTAAAACTTTTGTTTGTGTAAATTAACTTTCTATCTTTTATTAAAGTTTGTAAGTTGATAAGGTGTAGTGACAATTCAATAAATCCTGGATAAAGTTCTAGTTTGTCTAACTTTTCTCCCATTTTTTGAAAATAAGATAATAATTTATATTCTTTATGTTCTCTATCAATTGGTTTTTCAAACATCCAATCGGTATCCATAAGAAACTCTATTTTTTTCTTTTTTGCCATTAATTAAAATAATATGACATTTTGTTGTTCGAGTAAACATCAATCGATTCTAAAAACCACATAATCGGTTCCATTAATAATGAACTCATCGTAATTTCCATCGTAATATGCTAAAGCTTCAAATGATGAATCATCAACTAAATCATTAAGAATTTGTGTTGTATCTATGAAGTATACAATATCTAATCCATAATCATTTACAAAACTCATTGGATTTCTTTCTGCGTCATATTTCATATCTTCCACAATAGATTCTACAGATTCATCATCTAAATCCCCATCTGGGTTATCTTTAATTTCTTCTATTTCATAATCAATATCCGATATTCTACTTTCACGTTCTTCATCGTGTTCTTCAGTATTTTCATCATCATATATTTGGTGAGGAGGTATAACTTGACCTTCTTTATATAAAACCCAATTCGAAGTATTTGGATTTGTACTTGTGTTTACATATTGAAATCTGTTACCTTCTGAATCTTCAAAATCGAAAACTTTTCCGTCTTTTTCTTTTGTTGGGTACATTATTGGGGCTTTTAATCCTTCATTTTCATAAACCCACTTTTCCATTTCAAGTAACCATATTTCGGTTTCTTGATCTTTACTTAAAAAACGGGTCACATCATAAGATTCAGGAGAATCGTAGACACTATCTCTGAATGAATCTTCTAAATATTCTGCAACTTGATCACCATCCACATAACCCTCAAGAAATTCACGCGAAAGATAATCTGTTGGGTTGTCAACCCATTCTTGGTAATAATCTTCTAACGATGACATCGCGTTACTATAAGTTGACACCGCATATTCAAATCCATTATCAAGAGAAAGATAAACTTTCATATCATAATGACTTCTACCCTCAGGATAAAAATTATAGACATCAACTTTACCGGTTGTTTCATCATCTAACTCGGATTCTAAATCTCCTATTTCATTTTCTATTTCATCAATTTTTTCTTGAATTTCATCCCATTTTGAATTCCATTCATCGTCGTTTGTGTCTAAAGAATCTTGTTTTTTGTCTAACTCAGTTTGTTTTTCAACTAATGATTCTATATTTTGTTTTAATTCTTTTACTGTTTCAGTATCAATTTTACCAACATGTCCACTATTAACGGCAAATTCAAAAACGGCATGTGCCATTTCAGATTCTTCATCAGTATTTTCTTCATCCCATTCATTTTCTTCTCTTCTTTCTTCTTGTTCGTCAAATTTGATTTGTAATTTTCTTTTTCTTTCTATTTCGGCAAGTGTACTACCATGATAAATTAATCTATTTGTATGGACTTGAGGAATTTCGTAAATTTTTGTGTCAGAAATATCTAATGAACCACCAACTACAACATTATAAATTTTTTCAATTTTAGATCTTTTCAAAATTAGTGGTCCATCAACCTCTATATCATATAAAGTTTTTATAGGGAGACCTGTTAAATTTAATCCTTCAGTAATTTTAAATCTTTTACTTTTGAACTGAGCAATGTTTTTTAATCCTTGGTAGTTGTAATTGACTCGTTTTAAAAGATTCAAAAATTGTTCTGATGACAACTCAATTACTTCTTGATTATAAAACCAAGCCAATCTGTCTTGCTCATCTTCTTGATTGACATTCTCAATTATTAAATTTATTAAACTAATTAAATTTTTTTCAGTAAGTACTATTTTTTTCACATTTATAAATATTTGATACTTTACAAATAAAATTTGAGGTTATATTTATTATATATAAAATAAACAATATAAACATAAATCATGGGATGCGGATGTAAAAATAAAGCCAATCAAGCTCAAACACCTCAACAAGAAGTTAAAACTCAACAACAATCTAAAGTAAAAACTGTTAACGAAAATATCAAAAAGATTGTTGAAAAATATTATAAAAACAAATAATTGTTGTTGGTTTATTGATCTTAACTGAGGTGGGAATTGTTTTCCACCTTTTTTTATATTTATAAGTATGACTGTTAAAACTATAATAGAATATTTCAACAATGGTGATTGGGGCTTTATAAGTAAAATTTTTAGAAATAATATTTTAAGTTTTTTGAAATTTATAAAAAGTAAAAATTTATTACAAGAAATTGATATCGATCAAATACCTGGTGATTCTTATAATGACAATCTTTTTTCTTTTTTTGTAGAAAATAATATGTTATCAGGCGTGGATTATAATGACATGCCAGACCAATTCAAAAATCATTTTTTACTCTATGGTTTAGAAAATAACTATGAAGACACAATGGTGTTTATCACAAATAATCTTATTACTGATGTAAAAATCAGACCTGACGGTTTTTATCTTCATTTAAGAGATAGAGAAGAATTAGAAATTCTTTTTTGTGGTGGGAGACGAGATGAAGGTGCAAGGGGTGTGGCAAAAATAATTTTAAGTGAAGATGGTTTAGGTCATGATTGGTATTATGACAATAGTGTTCATCCACATCAAGTTGTTTATGAATTAGATTACGCAAACATTACAGCACTTAAAGATATTATTTTTAAAGAAATCGGAGATAAAGAATTGTCTTTAGAGGATTATGACTCTGATTTTTTTTCTGAACTTTCTGAAGAACAAGGAACTGAAGGTTATTTTAGAATAAGAGCCGAAGACTTGAATGGTTTAGTTAATGATGAAGATGCTTTTAACGAGTTATGTAAAAATGATTTGGATGAGTTAGGTTCTAATTTAAGGAGTTTATATTGGCAAAGTGAAAATAGTGCGTATGAATATGAATTATATGATCTTGTATATGGTGGTTTAGACGAATACTTTGAAGGAAGAATTAGTGAAGTCCCAAGAGAAGTCACTAGATCTGACGGTTCTAAAATAACAAGATATGATAGTTACATTAAAATTAGAAATTTTCAAAGCATAATTGATACTTTTTTAGAAAAAAATAAAGGTGGTTACTGGAATGATTCTCATTTAGAATATTTTGGTGGGTTTATTCAATTATGGGTTGGTATGTATAATGACGATGATATTGATTGTATTGATTTTAGAGTTCCTGACTATCCTGATTGGGGCAGAACAACAAAAAATATTAACGAATTGTTTTACGATTTCATCTGACTATGAATGCGTCTCGATTAATAACTTTATTTAACAATGGAGGTACCGATGCAGATTTAGTTTTAAGAATATTTGGATCAACTACAAATTTTGTTTTCAAATATTTGAAACCAAAAAAAATGGTTCATAAGTTGGATTTAGATCAGATTTGGGATCATTGTTTTTTCGGTATTGATGAATATAAACTTAATGAGATTTGTTTAGTAATACTTGATGAAGTTGGTCCCAATTATTTTTTATCCAAAATTCCCATGGTAAATGTTGTAGATGATAAATACTACTTTGAATTTTACAACTTTAGAAACCTTGACGCGTTTTTTTCTGAAAATGACTACCCTAAATTTCAAAAAATGGAAAACTTGGATTATGTTTCTGAATCTGAAATTGATTTTTACTATGATATATTGAAACAATTTACGTCAGAAAATAAAAGATATTTAAAAAATTTTATTTTAGAAAATTTTGGGTCAATAAATTTAGATTTGGGTGATTTTGAGTTTAATCAAGGTTCGGTTGAAAATTATTTTGAAAACGGTACTTTCAATATTAGAAATAATATTGATGAGATATTAAGAACTGACCATTTGTTTTTGTCCGTTTTATACACAGATACATTTGAGGGTCTTCGTAAAAATTTATTGTCTTTATATAATTTTTCTTATAAAAAAAACATATATGATAATTGGAAAAAAACAGTTTTAAGCTCACTAAGTGAGATATTTTATCCAAAAATATATAATGGGGGATATTTAAAATTTGTTGATTTCAATAATTTTTTAAAAAACTTTTTTGAATGTTTCTCAAATTATAAAATCAATATTTTTGACACTTATGGGCCTGATGATATGCTTAGAGCGATGACTTATCATGGATGCATTGAGCAACTTGAGTTAGATGATGAAATTTCATCTTCGAATATCAAAAACATAATAAATGATTATATATCAGAATACATTTGAAAAAGTGTTTATAGTTTTTTTTTAATTTATTATTTTTTTTAAAAATCAATAATGAGAAAATTAATAAGAGACACAAAAAATACAACTGTAAATTTATTTGCAGATTATATCCTTTCCAAAATCGACAAAAAAGAAAAAACTATAATTGAGGTTACCGACTGTGGCCCCTTTTTTTTAGTTAATGGTGTAACCACTTCCAAAACAATTTTAGATTTAACTGAAATACAAGATGAGTTTTCTAAGTGGTTCGATGATCATTTGGCAATATATGAAAACAAAACTTTCAATATTGTTGATGTAATAAAATATGATCAAGAAATTTCAGAAAAAAAATTTATAAAACTACAAGTACACAAAGATGTTTATGTTGAAAGTAATAATTATGAAAACTTTGTATCGGTCAGATCTGAATTTCCATTCGGTTATAGTTTAGATTGTGGTAGATCAATTTATTACTACTACCATTATATTCTAAATCAAATATCATCAACAGTAGGTATCAAAGAAATAACAATGCATTTGAAAAATTTGGATGAGGAATATGATTTAGAAATTGGGTGTAAATCAATTTACGAAACACAGGTAATCAAAAATTTAATTCTTGATGTTTTTGATTTCGACTTGGTTGAGTTTAATAAAAGATTCGATAATTTTGAATTCTACGAAGACATATTGTTTCAGAATTTTGAAAAACCTTATTTGGTTCAAGATAGATTAAAAGATGTAATAATATTCTAAATTAAAAATCCCCTTTTATTGAGGGGATTTTTCATAAAATTCTTTTATTATTTGTAATCCGTCGGTAATTTCGTCAAAATCTCTTTCAGGTGCAAATAATTTTGATATTGGGAAAGTTTCGGGTGATTCAATTGTCATAAATGAAGGTACATATTCATTATCAGTTGCCTTTGTAAATAAATCATATTCTTCAGGATATTCGTCAATATCTCTATCGATGAAGGGTAGATTTTCTTTTTCTAACATTTCTTTTAAAATATGACAAAATGGGCAAGATTTCATCGTATAAAGTACTACTATTTTATCCATTTACTAATTCGGTTACAAGTTCTTTTATTTGGGATTCATTTAAAACTCCTACTCTTGTTTCAACAATTTGACCCATGTTAAACATTTTTACAGTTGGGATGCTTCTTATGCCTAATGACATTGCAACTTCTCTGTTATTATCGATATTCATCGTATACATTTGTACATTGGATTCGTTGGTTGATGCAACTCCTTCAAACACTGGTTTCATCATTTGACAAGGACCACACCAAGGAGCCCAAAATTCAACGATTAATTTTTCATTGTTTTTGATCTTTTCATTGAGATCGATACTACTAATTTCCATTTTCTTTTAGTTTATTTAAATTTTTAATGAAGAATAAAGCTTCACTCATTTTTTCTGATTCATAAAAAACTTTTATTTCATAAGATGATAGTGAAACTTTGCTTTTAGCAAGATATAAATAAATATTGGATTTGTTTTTGAAAATACCCTGTTTGTGATATATTTTTCCATTAATCTCAACAGAATCTAAATACTCGACTTGATAGTTTTTTGACATCAGTAATTCGGGAGTTAAGGAATATTGTGATGAAAGATACACAGAACAATATATTTTATTTTGCGTTTTTTCCAAAATATCCAAAAAATTTGATTCTTTACTAAATAATAATTTTTCTTCCATACTTACAATATAAAAAAAGTGGTAACAAAGTCACCACTTTTTATTAATTAAATCATTTCTTCTGCTAATTGCCAAAGTTTCGTATTGATTGTGTTTTGAGAAAGTATGTTATCAATTTTTCTCATTTTGACAACTCGTCCTTTGTTGTTCATCACCTGTGCTCCTCCTCTTACAAATTTTTCTTGTACTACGTTGAAGATTCTCCACATGTCGTCTCCTTCATCGTCTTTTCGGTTCGGGGTTAACAAGTTCATGATTTCCAAGTCGTTCAAAGTTTTTTCAACTCCAAAACGGATTTGTGCAGATTTGCGAACAAAATCAATTTTTTCATCTGTGTTTAACTCACGAGCCATCATACTTCCGACTGATGTTTCAATTAAAGGTAGTTTTTTTGAAAAATTGTCAGCCAACTCTTTAACATCATCAAGACCAAAATGATTGTGTCTCATTGTAAATTTTTCAGCAACTGCGGTTGGTACTGTAAGTCCGTTAGAACATACCAAACGAAAAAGTCCTGCACTCATGGAGAAAGCCGATGTGCCGTTGTGTGAATTACGTATTATGGCCTCAACCAAAGTGTCTCCTACTTTTGGTAATTCACTGTTTCGAAACTTGATCTCGTGGAGACCATGTATACCTTTACCAGTTTGTTTTACTGATGAAACTTTCCATCCTTCACGATCAAAAAACTCAATAACCTGATCCGTAGGAACAAAGGTATATTTGTTTGTCATTTTTGGAGATGGGGAAGTTGCGAATGCCGAAGGGGCAAATTTTTTGATTAGTTCTGATGTGTATTCCATATATTGTTTTGTTATTAGAATACAAAGATAAAACTTTTTTTTTAATTGTAAAATTTTTTTGAGTTTAATTTAAATTAATTTCTCCCCATTTGGTTTTTTGTATCACACCATCAATAAGGTTTTGTGGGTCTACAACATTATTAAGTTCGGGTATTTTTAATTCTAATATGATGTCAACAATCTGTTGTCGACTTAAAATGTAATCATCTCCATTTTCAGAATTTTTTTCACACCTCTCTTTTAACTTATCGTAGAAATCTTTTTTTTGTAAGTCCCCAATCAAAATTATTAAATCGTTTGGGTTGTTTTCAAAGAAAGAAATTAGTTGGCTTATGTAGATCTCACAATCTATGTTTTTCATATTCTAATATTTTATTGGTTCGCAATGCTGTCTCATATTCTCAGGAAAATCTAACTCAACAAAATCAGAATGAAGTTTCATATATGGTTTTGCGCTTTCAGGTAATTTTAAATTTTGAGTATTTGATCCTTCAAGTGAAAAATACTCTAAACAACTGAGTTTGGAAATAGAGTCAGGAAAAGATTTTAGATTCGGACAATCATTAATACTCAAAAACCCTAAATTTTTCAAATCTCCAATGTTGTTTGGTAATTCATCTATAAAATTTATAATAACCAATGTGGTTAGGTTTTGGAATCTCGAGATACTTTCAGGTATTTTTTCCGTCATAGGTTCTCCTGATTTATTTTCCAAAGTTAAAAACTCAATATCATTTGGTAATGAATCGAAAAAAGTATCAAAACCATACAAAGCGGCAAATTTGGAACTTATATCGTTAGGGTATTCCAAAGAAATATATCCTTTGTCATTACCACCCATAGTTAATTCACTAGCAAATCTTTCTTTCAAACCTTCCTTATGTTGAGCCATAATTGGTGTTTTTAAGAAACTAATATCAGTGCTTTTCAATTCATTTAGTGACTTTCTAAGTATCTTTTCTAATTGACGTGACGCATAAAGTTTTAAAACCTCAGGTGAAGAATTTTTAATCATTTCAGATGTCAGTCCTAAATCTAAACTTATATATTTTTTCTTAAGTTCGTCAGGTAAATTTGTATATACAGTACTTCCGTTTGGATAATTGCTGAGGTCAGGACTTCTTAATTCTAACCACATTTCTGCTGCGTCTTCACTTCCTAATTCTTTTACCGCATCTTGACTTACTGATGCATTTCTATATTTGTAAAATAGATCCTGTTCTTTATCAGTTAATGGGTCAGGTACAAATAAATTCTCTTTGTCGGCAATTTTTGGAACTTTTTTACTTATTGTGTCCCAACTTTCTACGTTATGTCCAGAGTATCCTCCTGCCATATTTTTTCCATCTGCAATTCTTTTTCTACCGTATTTATCAACAAGTATTACACTAGCAAAATCTAAATCACCGTATGGTTTATCTAAATCTATAACATAGTAGATTGTTAAATTTTTATCTAATCTATAATTGTAATAAAGATTACTTCCTCCTTCTCTTGATATACACCAACTTCTACCATGTGCCAATCTTACACATTGTTCTTTTCCGTTTGGTTTAAATATCAAAAGGTTGTCTTGATCATAGATTCTTTCGATGTCGTCATACTGACGTTTTGGTTTTTTCAAGTCGTCAGAAATTCCACCCAAACCATCAACTACATGTTCCAATTGTTCAAAAGTCATGAATAATATTGGTGGTGTAGTTTCAGGTAAGTTATTATAGTTGTCTAAGTAAGCAGATATATAATAAATTAATTGTTCATTTGTGATTGAAGGTGCTTCTTCTTTGAACTTTTTTGTTGCCGCGGCAGTAATAATTGTATTAAACTTTTGTTGTAAGAATTCAATTAATTTCAGGTATGGTAGTTTGTCTAAATTTCTTTGATTTGGAGCCAACAAAGGATACAACTCAAAATATTTTTTTAGGGCTTTTTTTACATCGTTTTTATTAGCCCCTTTGTTTTGTTCTATGTATTTTGGATATGATTCTTTTTCTAATTTTTTTGTTTCTTTAGTTAGAACGATATTTTTTAAAGGTAAATAATCATATTGAGTAATATCCCTCTTACCAGTTGGTAAACTATCTTTGAATTTACTAAAACCTTCGATTGTTTTAAGAATAACCGAATCGTCATCTTTTGTTTGCGTTTTAAATTTTTTCAAAAGTTTCTCAATTACTTTTTTTGACAACGCCTCATTAATAACAAGTTTTGTACTAATAGATTTTTTTTCTACCACAGTAGACAATATTTTGACTAAGTCCATGAATTTGTTTTTTTAATAAATATTTGATTATAAAAAAAAATTAATAGTTCATAATAAGTAATTCTTCCCCCATGTTTTGTTTCTCACCCTTCTTGGCCGCCGCGGCCTTTGCAAATTCTTTTCTAACCCAAGTATATTGATCTTCAGGAAACCACTTGTGAAGTAGTTCAAAATCATAATATGATAATGAAAACTTACCTTGGACTCCGTGTAATACGTTTGCCAACCTCTCATGATCTTGTCTATCAAAGTCGTGGTTTGAATAGTAGTTTTCAGTTTTCCAATAAGGCGGATCCAAATAAATGTATGTTGATGGTGAGTCATACTTTTGAACTACATCTGAAAAATCCATATTCTCAACGTCCGTGATTTTTAAAAAATGATCCACCCAATCAGGTTTAGATAACTTGTCTCTAAACGTAAGATACTTTGATTTGTATTTTCCTTTAAGATCAATGAAGTTTGATGTTTCAGGTTTTGACCCACTAAAAACTTGTGTTAGAATATAAACGTATTTTGCGGCCACTTCATAATTGCCAGGTTGTACGCTGAAACCTTGATTAAAAATTTCAGCCTGAAAGCTTACAAATTGTTCACGATATAGTTCAGGTGTAACATCAACCCCCTGTTTTTGACAATCAATAGAGTTGATTGCTCGTAGTAATTCTGTTGGGTTTTGAACGCACTTGAATAAATTGTAATTAAGTGGGTTAAAGTCGTTATAAACAACTTTCTGTAAGTTTGGGAATTGATTTAGGTCCATGTTATAAAAACACCAAAACATTCCGCCAAAGGTCTCTAAATAAACCTCCATATTTTTATCATAGAAAGGGACAATCCACTTTCCAATTTTACTTTTACCTCCAATGTACGAAACCAAAATTTTTATTTTTTTCTGTATTTATATTTTTCTCTGATTATACCTATAACCTCATCAAAGATAATTTTTTTCCTAATCAAAAACAAGTCAGTATCAGAATAAAATCCTTTGTAGATTTTTTCAATATCAGACATACCCGCCCAACCAATAAATTTATATTCTTTATTTTTTGGCCCATAAAGTTTATTAACATTAACCCCAAACAGTTTACCCATCCTATCGTTTAAAGTTTTTATAAACTTAACTGAACCACCAACAATTCTTAGGTCTCCTCGTTTATATTGACCTCGTTTATCTTCATTAATTCTAATACACCCATCACCATCAAAATATCCTCGTAAAAAATGTCTTTCGAGTTTTTCATTAATTTCAGGGTATTCAATTGTGTATGTTTTATTTTGGTGTATTCCAATATTTTTTAAATCATTTATCATTTTTTTACTAGAGAATCCAACTTCAGAAATATCTCTTTTTTTACTTCTCCATATTTCAACATCACTATCTAATAACGATATAAACCTTTCAAGTATTTTTTCATCTTTATTATTAATTTTAATATTTAATTTATATCTATATTCTTTTGGATTATCAATTAAACACCCATCCGCAAAAATAAAACCAAGAAAATACGCTTTTTCAGCCGTATCTATTATTTCAAAGTAATCTTCATTGAATTTCTTTCTTTTCATAATACTCCTTAACTAAATTTTGTATGAATTTAGAAATGCTTATTTCTTCATTTTTCATTTTATCAAATAAAAATCGATCAATACTGATGCCGTATTTTACCTTTTTATTTTTTTCATTTTTTTTTGGTCTTCCTATTTTACCCATATTTTATAAATATCAATTAACATAAAAAAGTGCGTCAAAAAATAAATAGTGTTTTTGATATTTATTTTCAACTGATTGATAATTAAATTATAAGTATGGAAAATAAAAAAGCAACAGAAGTTAAATGCCCAACTTGTAAGGAAAGTAAACAAGTTAAAATTACCCAAAGATTAGTTTTTATTTTGGGTGGAATAATGACCTTTCTATCAATATATGGATTGATATCTATGATCAAAGATATTAAATCACTTTTTTAATCTCTGTCAAATCTTAAGTATTGATTTATAATCAAATCTCCAACTGTGTTGTATTTAAATCCTTTGGATTTAACTCTGAGAGGAATTGATGTGTCTATTTTTTTGGGGAGTTTAACATTCAATTCACCATCAGGATGTGGAACATTCAGATTTCCATTTTTGATATCATCCAAATTTAAAAAAGCATTATAAACTAAATGGTTTTCGTACTTGTCAAAGTTGCTTTCTGGTTGTAAATTAACTCTAACAATTAAATCCCCATACGTACCATCAGCAAAATCACCCATACCTGTTAATTTAACAAATTGACCATTATCAACTCCGTGTGGTAATTTTATTTCAACTTGTTTAATTTCCCCTATATTTCCTGTTCCATTACACACAAAACAAGGTTCGATTATTTTTTCACCAAAACCATTACACACATTACAAACTGTTTGCACCATCTGAACAAACATCCCACTACCAAATTCTTTCCATAATACACCTTCTCCTTTACAAGTTTGACAAGTTTGTTTTTTTCCACCAGATCCTTGACAAGGGTCACACATTTTTTTTCTTTGATAAGAAACTTGTTTTTTCACTCCTTTATATGACTCCAAAACTCCTACATTCATATCAAGTTTTGTAATTGGTACGGATCTTCTTTGTTTGTTTTGATTGAACATGCTTGAAAAAATATCCCCCATGTCTCCAAATCCACCAAATGGATTTTTTCTTCTTCTATCATAATCAGACCTTTTTTCTTCGTTCCCTAAAATATCATATGCTTCTGATATCTTCTTGAACTCGTCTTCATTTCCCCCCGCATCTGGATGTTTTTCTTTTGCAAGTTTTCTATAAACCTTTTTAAGTTCATCCTGTGAAACGTTTTCGTTCACTCCCAATATATTATAATAGTTTTCGTTGTTCATTTAAAAAAAAATTTTTTTATAATTAATTCATGAATTACATGGTAATACTTTTCAAAAATAAAAAAAAGAAAAAAATAATCAACAAATTTAAAACAGAGGAAAAGGCTAAAGTTTTTTTCGAAGAATTAAAAAAAAGTAATGAGGTATATTTCGAAAAGATAATTGATGGTTACAATTCTTGTGACTTTGAAATTGGTTTGATAACTAAAAACAAAAATGATTTTACAAGTTATTTTTTCAAAGACGACTATGGAAGACAAATAAAATTGGATTTAGATGATTCCAAATATAAACTGATAGAAATTAGTAAGTTTTCGATCGAAGAAAAATTTGTCGATAATCAAAAAAATAAAAAAATAGATCTTACATATTTTTATGAGAATTATTTATCAACAAATGTGATAAAGATAGTTTTTGTTTTAAACAATAAAATTTTTGTACAAGAAGATAATAACTTTTCTATGTTTACTTTCAAAACAAGTGATGAATCTTTAAGATTTTTGAAATGTCTATCTAATTTTTTAATAGACAAAAAAAGAACGGATTGTATCGTTGTTACAGATACTTCATCCGTTCAGAAAAAATTATTGTACGAACAACTTAGTTCTTTTGGAATTGATAAATCAATTCTTTACAGGAGATTTACTACTTTTAGAAAATAATCTTTTTATTTTGGTCATTAATGTAACTTCTTCAACTTCTTCAACTTTTTTATCTTCAACTTTTTCTGAATTAATGATAATAAAATCTACGCCTGAAATTTCTATTCTGAACTTATTGTATTTTTTATCAACGTCTCTGAAATTGTCTTGGACCTCCTTATAGTCCTCATCTGATAGTTCGTATATTATTGTTGGTTTTGCGTCTTCAAATATATCTTGACTAGCTTCGGAGATCAACGCAAGTTTTTCTAATATCCCATCAATGACTTCCTTATTTTTTGCCATATTGTTAACTTTTGTGGTTTTTTTGGTAATAGATCTTCTTTATTGAATTTTTTTATGTTTTCAATAAAACTTTCTTTTTGTAGTTCAAGATCTTTTTTATCTTTTTCGATTTCATTCAAATACCAATCAATTTCTTTTTCTAACTTACTATTTGGTTTCTTCTCCATCATCAAAAGTTAATTCTTTATTAATTAATTCAAATTTCAAGCTATGTAATTTTTCTAAATTTTGTTTTTCAAAAATATTTTTAAGTTCTTGTACTTTTGAGTTAAACAATTTTTCTTTTTCTTCTAATTCTTTATTGTATGAAATGATACTTTTTAAATTTTTAATTGTTTCTTCTACACCATTTTCAACAAAAGGGCAAACAAACGAAAAATTTCTGAATTCTGAACCTGACTCTGTTCTTTCTACTATTTGTTCTTCATTAACAAACCTTTTAGGTATTTTCCATTTTTTTGGAAATTCCACGTCAAAAGATAGATAATTCTCTAATTTTCGGACCGAGTTCAAATACGGAAACAAAATGTTAAATTCGTTGAATAAACTCATTATTAATTTTTTATTAAGTATGTCAATATATAACTAAGAGTAAAACCATAAAAAAATAGTTCCTGTCTTGTAAGTTTAATTTTATCAGGTTTAGGTTGTAACAAGTTGACTATAAATTTTACAACTATGTTTATCAGAGATAAACAAGAAAATACAAAAATGAAAAATAAAAAAGTTTCTAATTTGATCATTGGTCTGTTTTTTTATGATTCAAAATTTCAGTTCTTAATAATTGTAATAATGCCTTTAGTTCTTGTGCCGATTTTCTTGCTCTTGTACCAGCACTTTTGTTACCATTAAAAAACTTTGTAGTATCACTGTTAAGTTGTTCGGTAAGTGTTTTGATTTGTTCTAACGTATTCATTTTTTGTTTTTTTAAAATCGTTTATTATTTATAATTTATTCTTAAAAAGTGTTTTTGTAAACACTATATGATTAAATTTCTATCTAAGTAGTTGTAAATATTCAACATTATGTCCATGTCTGATTGAGTGTATTTTTTGTCTTTACCGAAAATGTCTTCAAAAAAAATGTCTATCGCACTTTTAATTTTATCATTTTTTTGCAAATAAAAAATTTCAAGGAAAAAATCCTTGAAATAAAATTTATGGTCCCCATCAATATTAAAATTGATGCCTTCTTTCTCAAAATTGTTGATTGTTTTTTGCCAACACCAATTAAAATGATTTACCATGTCGGACTCATTCATTTCGACTTTTGTTTCATTGACTGAAGATGTGTTACCTAAAAAAGTTTCTAGTATTAGATTGTATAAAGAAAAACAGAAATCATAATATAACTCCATCTTTTCTGGTATTATATTATTTCTTTTTATTAAAATATCAATTTCTTCTTTAGAAAGTGGTCTTGCAATATATTCGTAAAAGTTATTTTCCATGACTTACATGAAAAACTATTAATAAGATTATAAAAGTAAATTATTGAGTTTTTGAAGAGTACCCAATCAAGTTTTTCATTCTAGAAAATTCCTCTGTCAACTTTTTATCTTCTCTGTTATGACTTTCCAAAGCTTTCATTATATTTGATGACCCATCTTTACTATTTCCTGCAGTTTCTTTATACACAGGTTGTGGTGCTTTATTGTAGGCCTTTAACTCAGTTTTTCTCCAAAGATTTTTGTCTTTGATTTCTTTTCTTTTTTTGTTTGTAGGTGTTTCTACTGCATTTGCCCAATCTGGATTATTACCGGTTCTTGAAGACCCTACAATATTATCGTCAACCCATTCTTTGTTTGGTTCAAAAGTGTCGTAATCAATGTTTTCCAACGCCGCCGCTGTGAAGTTTTCGATATATTCACCAACCGCATCAGATGGGGTGTATGCCATTTTATCCATTTCAGCTAACTCACCATTTCCTGCCGGAAATATTTTGGGGTCGAATGAAAATTTACCTTTAGATCCTGTTTTGAGATAATCTTTCATTTTTTTGACAACACTTTCAATGTACTCGTTGTTTTGTTTTTTATCTTGTCTATGGGCTTTATCATATTCTCTGTAACCTTTTGGTTCTTTACCGGCTCTGAATTTTTTTTCTTCTTCTACAATTCTTTCTATAAAATTAACCATTTCATTTTCAGTGAATTGATATGATTCTTTTACAGGATATTTTTTACCGTCAACAGAAAATTCTTTTTTACCTTTATCTCTTGCCAATTCTAATTCATAAGTAAATTTATTTCCTTCCTCAGTTTCTCCTTCTTCCATGTAACCGCACTCAACACATTCTGATTCTTCCATATCATATTTCCATTTTGTTTTGTATGCCGGCATGTTATCGTCTATTTTTAACTCTTCAAATTCATCATTTCCATAATAATTGTCAGGTGATGGGGCGTTCGATTTATCATCCATATTTAAGTCACTTGGGATATCTAACAAATAATCATCGTATTCTTTCATCTCTTTCTTTTTTTTAGATCTCAAAACTTTGAAATCTTCCGCATCTATTTTATCGTGCGGTTCTGCTTGTCTTGCAATGTATTTTTGACCTTTAGAGTACCTTTCATAAACTTGATTTTCTCTCATACCACCACACTCACACATCAATCCTTCAACCATTTCACCACTTTTATAACCACCACATTCGTCACAAATCTCTTTGTCTTCTACATAATCAAATTTTCGATTTTTAGACAATTTTAAAGTGTCATCTTTTTCTTTGACAATTTTTTTCAAATTTTTAGAAACTTGTTTTTCTATGTTGTATAAATTTTCCATTATATTTTTATTTATAAATATTATTGATATTTGTTTTATTCAATTCATCAAGAATTACTTGATAAATTATATCTTCGTGTATATTTCTTTCACTACTTATTTTTTGTATTACTTTTTGTAAACTTTTATTTTCAAATAATGAAAGTGCATTAATATCTCCTTGATTACAATAAGGAAATTTTTTGCATTTTTTCTTAACTCTTACAAATTTTCCACCAGGTAATTGAGTTTTTGAATATCCCCTAAAATCTTTTTTATTCATAGATTTCGCCCAAACTTTGTTAGTGGAATATTGTCCTGAGGAAGCTGATGATGTGGCTTCTTTTGTTTCTACTTTTTTTGTTTTCGTATAACTCTCCCCATCATCTTGTGAATGTTCTTTTGATTTTTTTTCAGGAATTTTTTTAACATTCTTATTGTTTGTTTTTTCAGTTTCTTTCATTTCACCCGAAAATAAAGATGAATATTGTCCTGCAGATCCCGAGGCGGTCGCTTCTTTCGTTTCTTCTTTTTTACTTGTTAAATGAGTTTGATAACTTTTTAAAAAGTCATCTATATCGTTAATATCTTTCAAATACTTTTTGATTTCTTTTCTTTTTTGCCAACTTGAGGTTTTTTTACCAGTGCTGATTATTTTTTTTATATGTTGTAAATCTTCTTCACTATTCAAAAAATCTGTGAAATTTTTTTTTCTTGATTTGTCAGTTTCTTTGAGTTCTGCATTTATCAAGTTTTTAAAATTCATTGCGTCTAATACATTTGCCCCGCTACTGTCGCTGTCTCTCAAATCTGCCGAAATTTGAGAAAATGATTTATTCATAGAACTTTTGAAATCTGGTTTTGGGATCATTGTTTTAAAACTAATAAATATGTTAATGCACTTACTAAAGACCCTGAAACAATTTCAACAATTACATTTTTTGTTTTTAATTTTTTTATGTCTTTTTTCAAATCTTTATTTTCAGATTCCAAAAGATTAACTTTTTCTTCCGTATTTTTGATTATAACTTCGTTATTTTGATCTTTCAACTCTAATATGTTTATCAAACCATCTTGTTTAATTATTTTTTTTTCTAATTCTTTAAGTTCTTGTTGATCTAATAATGTTTGTTCTTTTAATCGATCTAATTCATTCAAATCAATTAGTATTTGTTTTCCGACTTGAATTGGTAAACAAATTACAGACGTATCTTGTTTATTCAAAGTATTTTGAGAAAATACATTCGTAGATAGTAGTATGAAGGCGATTAAAAAAATTCTTTTCATTTTTTAGTATTTATATCTTTGTTTAAAGGCACTGTCAATTTCTTTTTTACCCATACCTTCTATTATGTCTTTTTTTTGTTCGTAATAATTGTTGATGATTGTTTTTTCTACTCTGATTTTGGATATGTTTTGATCAATTTTTTTTATGTCTTTTTTATAGTTTGATAAAGAATCGTTTAACTGATTTTGTATTTTTTTTAGTTGGTCAATATTTTCGTCTAACTTTTCTAACTTATATTTCAATAATTCAGATCTATCTTCAATCGGTCTAAAAAGTTTTATCAATATTATTGTCAACATTATTGTCAAAACAATAAGCAACAAATCTTTCCAATTTTTTAAGATAAATTCTTTCATTTATTTACTGCTTTTTTTCTTATAGCCAATACTTTACTCCATCTTGTCTTGAACTTTTCAAAGTACCCTCTCAATTTTGTAACTAATTCTACAAACTCTTCATCTAATTTCATCATGTTGCCGTTGATGTATACACCATTGTTTTCCCCAATACTTATAAAAAAATCAACGTCATATTCAGTTATTTTACCTGACCATTCAACATTATGTTGGTATATATTCATTTTATTGAAATCAACCAATTCAGTTACTTCAGCAACAAATTCATCCATACTTTCTTGAAAAGCTTTTTTGTCCTCGGTAGTTAATTCTGTATTTTTTTTGTCCTGAGAGTATATAGAAACTAATCCCCCTGTAATTCTATATGTTTTACTTTTTTCTGTTTTTCGAGTTTCTTTGTCAACTTCAGGATTCTCTTCATCTTGATTTGCAACTTCAAAATTTTGACTATCATCTTCGATCAATAATTTAGTGTAATACTTATCAAGAATTTGATTTTTTTCATTTATTACATTTGTACCTAACATCTTTTTTGATGCCTCAAGTAATGATTTAATTTCGTAATATCTATTCATAATTTTAATTTTTCATTTAGTAATTCAAAGTCGAAAGCCGGACTCAGATCGGTATAATCTTCATGAATATTACTTCTATTGAAGATACCCCCCATCTTTTCTACACCATTAATTTTTGTGTTATGTCCCACAAACTTTTTTTCTATTGGCATTAATTCAAAAAGTTTATTACACAACTCACTAACCATTTCAATTTGTATTTCTTGATAAGGTTCCCACAAAAAATATTCTCTCCACGTTCTCTGAAGTGCCCTTTGTTTATAAATACTTCCAATCCAATTAATGTGTCCATCTTTTAATGGTTCTTTTTTTAACCAACCCAAATTTTCTAAACAAACAAAAATTGAATTTTTATTTATTTGATTATTACAAGTTAAGTTTGAATATTTTTCATCTTCTAAAAGTTGTAATACTTTTCCTTCTTTAGAAATGAAGTAATTTGGGACTTTTTCATATTTTCCGTTATTTCTGAGTTTTAATGATGCCAAGTATTGGTCGGCGTTCCTCGAGGAATGCATCAATATTATTTTGTTTTTTGATTTGGATATACCTTGAGAAAAAAAATTACCGAACTTGATTAACTCAAAACTCATTTTTTATATATTAACTTTTTTTTATTTTGCTCAATATCTGTTTCTTGTTCAATTGGTTGTTTTTCTTTTTCAACTTCTTTGATAATTTCTACAGGCACTTCTTTAATTACTTCTACAATTCTATCTACAGGTACTTCTTTGATTACTTCTACAATTTTTTCTACAGGTACCTCTACAATTTTTTCAATTACCTCAGGCTCAACTTGTGTAGTAACTTTTGATTTAATGGGGTAGAAGTAACTTTCAGGAACTTCGACTTCATCATAAATTGGTTCTACCTCATCTTCTTCTTTTCTTATGAAATTTTTAAATGCTTGATTGGTTGAAATGACTAACGCTATTGCTAAAGGATCAAAAACAAATATCAAAGTTAATATAAAGAAATTTGCTGTTTTTTTTACGTTCCATCCTGTAATTTCACTAAGGTATTTGATGGCACCCAATTCCCCTGATTCTATTTCTTGTGAAGTTAAATCCAAAACTAACAGGTCTAACTTAGTAATACTATCATTAATATTTTCAATTTTTTTAGACAATGTGTCTCTATTAGTTTGTGCGACCTTCAATTGAGATTCGAATGCTTTTCGGTTGCCCCCGTTTGCTCTGGTCACAACTTGTCCTGTTGTTCTATCAACTGTTTGAGTAGTTGTATTTGTTGAGAGTGCATTTCTTAGGTTTGTGATATCTTTATCTAGTGTTGTTTTTTCTTTTTGATATTCTCCTTTGATTTCTTCAAATCTTGTTTTTTTAACTTCTATGTTTTCAATTTTTTTATTATTAATTTCCAAACCTGCAATGTTTTTTTGAAAACCAGTTGAAAGGAGTCCATAAATTCCAATTGATGTAAGAACTGAAAGGGTTACTAATGCAATTGTTAAATATATTCTTAAAATTCCATATGTTTCTTTCCATTTATCATGTAGGTATGTTGCAATTGCAATTTTAGATATTTCCAAAAAAGACCCCATAATTATGACAGGGATTGCAACTGCAGAAAAAATAATAGACAATCCAATTACACTATAATAAGCGGCTGTACTCGAAAGTCCTATTGCACAAAAAAGTAAAAACCATGGTAAAAATTTTTTATTCATTTGATTTCTTTTATTGATAAATATTAAAATAAATAAATTAAAAGTGACTTTTTAATTTTTATAAAAACAAAAACCCCCACTGGTACCGGTGGGGGAGTGTAGTTTCATTCTACCATTTGGATAGAATTGAGGAATTGCACCTTGGTGACTTCAGGCACCTTCTGCCGAGTTGTAAGGGTAATCTCGGTTCAACCCGACTATAAATAATCAAATAATTCTGAAGAGTCATTTCTCAAACGACGTAGGGCTTTTTCTTTGATTTGTCTAACTCGTTCCTTTGTTAAACCAAAATCAGTTCCAATATCTTCTAAGGTTCTTGGGGTTCCTGTGAGACCAAAATAATCACCAACAATAATTTTTTCTCTTTCATCTAAAACATCCAATAAACTCATCAATTTATCTTTAAGTATATCTTTTGTGTTAAATGCCGCATCAGGAGCTTCAGCATCTTGATTTGCAATTAAATCAACTAAAGTATCTCCATCCTCACTTATTGTCATATCTAAATCAACGATTGATGGTAATGTACTAAACTTGTCATCTAATTTTTTTCCACTATTTTCTACTTCTTTTTTTGCTCTCTGTAAATCTTGTACTACGTTTACAGGTAGACGTATGGTTCTTGAATTATCGTTTAACGATTGGATAATTGACTGCTTAACCCACCATACTGCGTAGGATATAAATCTTAAATCTTTATTCCAATCAAAATTTTTGATTGCCTTCATAAGTCCTAAGTTACCTTCGGCAATTAAATCGGGAAAATCTAATCCTTGATTTTGATATTGTTTTGCAACAGTAATGACAAATCTGAGATTACCTGTCAACAACTCTTCCTCTATAGTTGATCTTTCTCTTTGAGATAAGGAATCTGACTTCATAAGTTTTGCCAGTTCTTTTTCCCTCTCAGGAGTCATGACTTTTATTTTTCTTATATCTCTTAAATAAAATTGTATCTCGTCTTGATTAATGTGTGGCCCTAATGTTTTGTCTTTCATTTAGTTATATTTATAGTGATTTTGAATATTCGTCTAACTTTTTTTTCTCCAAGTCAGTAAGAGATTCCATACCTTTTTGACCAATTTTATCAAGTAATTCGTCAAGAGTCATGTTACAAATCTCAGGTCTTTTTAAATTTACCATAATATCGGCAAGATCCATAAAACTTTTACCTTCCTGTGTTGGTTTGAAGTCCCACTTAATTAATGGTGGTGTTGGTTTGTTTTTGGTTGGTTTAGTTTTCTTTAACGATAACAAATGATCAAGGTTGTCTTGTGACATATTTGATGATGAATTTCTTGGTTTTGGTATTAAGAAGTATTGAAAGCAATCTAGCTCATCATGAATTATGTCAATCCATCCTGCCATTTCATCAATAACCATTCCCGAAGCAAAATGAAATATCGCGTGTTTATCTCCAAACATAAACTTTGCCTCTTTAGAGGTCATTTGTTCGGCAATTTGACTTGCTATTTTATTTGTGGTTATTTCTGAGTTTTCAACTGTGTTATCGTAGTAAACAAAAAGTAAGTAATTCATGTATGTTTTTTAATTGTTTTACAAATATACTATTTTTTTTTAAATACAGAAAATTATTTTAAACTTGTTTCTAAATTATTAATTCTTGTTTCGGATATAGTACAATAATCCTGACTAATATCTATACCAACGTAACTTCGATTTAATATTTTTGCGGCCAAACAAGTAGATCCTGAACCACACATTGGATCCAAAACTAAATCACCTTCTTTTGTAAAAACTTGAATAAAGTCATAAGGTATTTTATCTGGGAAAGTTGCGGGGTGTTGTCTTTTTATTTTATTTTTATCCCCTCCATTTGAATAATCCCATATAGTACCGGGACACTTGGATTCATTTATTTCAAATTTTTGAGATTTTTTAGTTGTTCCATCTTTTTCTCTATTTGCGCCTCCAGTCAAAATTTTTCCGCCGTGTTTCGATGGAATTTTAACCATTTCTTTATTAAAATAATTTGGTCTTTTTCCTTTCACAAAAATGGGAATGTATTCATGATCGACTCTGAATCTTTTTGTAAACCAAGCACCATCTTTTCCTTGTTTTTTATAAATGTTACATTCAAAAAGTCCAAATCCAACATTATCACACCAATCAATTATTGTTTTAAATGATGTCAATGATTTATGACCGTCAATTGTTTGATCTTGAATCACCATTACAACTATACCTCCTTCTTTTGTCACTCTATATAGTTCTTTTCCAACATCACTTAAATTTAAAGTATAACCATTGTAATCCCTAAGACCATCATATGGTGGTGAAAAAACAGTTAAGTCGAATGTATTGTCTTCAAATTTTTTTAATTCATCTAAACAATCGCCACAAATTATTTTATTTTGCATAATGTTAAATATTTTTGTTTCTTTGGTCTGCGTGTCTCATGTTGCATTCACCACACCACCAATCAATAAATTTATCACCTTCATGATGTTTATGCCAATTGTTAGACCATGGTCTCGAGCATTTAGGACAGACAGTACCAGGTTCAGGTTTTACCGTTAAATCTGAGTTTTTGAACGCAAATTGTCTTTCTTTATTCAGAATATTTTTACAATCAACACAAAGAGCGTTTGATCTCATAAGATATCCATTTTTATCAACTCTTGCTTGGTAGAAACTAAAATTATCTGTTGTTTTTTCTTCTTTACATTCCCTACAAACTAAACTTTCTTTTATAACCCCTTTTGAGACAATGACTTTTATATCTTCTGTGGGATTTTCAACAAACTCTGAGTTGTACTCAGAGGAAGTTAATAGACCTCTTTTATTGAGTTCCAATATAAGTTCTGAATTTGTTATATTTTCTAATCTATCCATTTATTGTACTTTAGATATGTTGTTTTCTTTTTTTATTTTTACTACGTTATCGGACCAATTGTTTATCAAAGGATTGTGTGAAATTACAAAAACTTTTTCGAAGTAATCTTTGATCTTGATAAAAAATTCAGAAACCATTTCTAAATTTTCATTTGAGATCTTACCAAATACCTCATCCATGACGACAAGGTTTGGTTTTGGTAAGGTACATATCTTTGTTAATACGGATCTTAAAGCTAAGGATGCAATAGTTTTTTCATAACCTGACCCACTTGTCATAAGTTTTTCAATACCAGTGCTATTATCAATCATCAAAAATTCAACTTCATTTTTATCATTAATTTTTATTTCTAATTTGAAATAACAAGAGTCCTCCATCAATCTTTGAAGTTCTGAGTTGATCAATGGCATCATGGTTTTCATAATAATTTTTGAAACTCCATTTTTACCGTATGCTTCTAAAAAAATCTTATAAATTTTTTCTTTTTCTTCTTCTTCCTTGATTTTAACAATCATCTTTTTATTGTTTTCAATCTTTTCATTTAACGATGAAATTGAAACTTTGTTACCTGATATAACTGAATTTATTTTTGTTTTCTCTCTTTCTAATTCCTCTAATCTTAGGTCCGCTTTCATTAACTGACCATCAATTTTTTGATTCTCTTGGATTTTGTCTTGAATTTCTTCCCACCTTTTAAGTTTGTCTTTTAAAGCGATTATTTTCAAATCACAACTTTCAACTGATATCTCATACTTTTCTTTAACAAGTTTATTTTTTTCATACTCGTCAAACTCTTTTTTCAACTGAACAAAACTCTGTTCTTTGCGGGATAAATCCTGAATAAGTGTCGTTTTTGTGGTTTTTTGCACAATAAGTCCATCAAGTTCCGCAATTTTAGCATTTGTAATTGTTGCATTAATTAACTCAATACCACAGTGCTCACACTTGATTCCACCTTCAACCTCGGACTTTAATTTGTTGATTGATGTGATTTCGGTATCAATCTGAACAATCTCTTTGTAGACCTCATTATATTGTTCTTTAACCTCATCGTGTTTGTCCTCATGATAAAACTCACTTGGTTCAACTACCTTTAGTTCGTTGATTTTAGAAATGTAACCTTTCTTTTCAAAATCAATCGTGTTGATTTCTTCTTGAGTATTGGTCGGGTTTAATCTACTAATTTCTTGATCAATGTTTGTGTGTTTCTTTTTTAACATGTCATCACGATAGTTTTTACCTTTCGTAATTGCGTCCTCAACATTTGTTAATTCTTTTTGACTTTCCCCAATTTGAGTTGTGATTGTCCCAATCGATTCTTCATTAGTTGTAATATCATCTTTCAATTGTTCAGATGAGTATATGTTTGATAACTTCTGTTTTGAAAACTCTCCGTAGATTTCTTTAGCAACCTCTTCTTTTTTCTTCAAGAATTCAAGACCCATAAATCTTGATAGAACCTGACCTCGAGCGGTTGGTTTTGACTCTAATAATTCTTCAAGGTTTGATCCTGTTGTAAGAATAGTCATTAAAAAATCTTCTTTGGTTCCGATTGAAGTTTTGATGAACGCTTCGGTTTCTCTTCTTTGTTCTCCAGTAAAATTTAGTAACGTTCCGTCAGATAGTTTTTTAAAAAAGTCCAATTCGGTTTTAACATTCCATTCACCTTTTTTTGACATTTTTCTTTCAATATTTCTAACAATCACATAATCTTCACCATCGATTGTGATTTCACCTTTTACATGAACTTTGTCTTTGTTTGAAAATCTATTGAATATTTCTTCCGCCTTTGTTGTTTTTGTTGTTTCATTGAAGAATAAGAACATCAAAAGGTCCACCGTTAGTACTGTCTTTCCACCGAAGTTAGGTGGATCTGACTCTACCACCACAATACCATTTAATTTATCAAAATCTAACTTCTGATTTTCACCATATGATAAAAAGTTTGAAAA